GACTATTTGTCAAAGTTGGACAAGTCGAACTACCCATTGGCAAAGGAAGGCTACGGAGGGCGAATCTTTACGACCGACAACTTCTACGGCAAAGGCGAGAACGTTGTCGAACTCGCTTGCAGCACTCTAATCCCTGCGAACTTCACGACGGATAAGGTCGTTGGAAGGGTTTGGGACTTGGATGGCTCCGCTTTGTCGGGAACCATCAAGACCTTGCAGAGCGGGTATAGGATAGCCCAATACAACCTCATTGAAGCACCGACGACGTGGGCCTACCAATACGGGGTCAGCGGTTCGTTTGCACTCGCAGAGTCGTTGTTGAGCCTGCCATTCGTCAGCCACCTTGACAACCCCTACGCAGCAGATTTCGACCTTGCCTTTGGCATCCCTAAGCAGTTGTATTATGCGGTGAATGTGGCCGCAAATAGCGACCCTTATGCATACACGAACAACAACCTGTTCAACGTCTATTGGTGGAACTTCATCCAAGAAACGGTCAGTCGTGAGGCGATGCAGTTGGAACTCTCCATCATGCTTAATGCCGTGGACATCAGCCAACTTGACTTCCGCACTCCCATCTACTACGGAGGGGTCCGTTGGAGGCTGCTTGAGATTCGGGACTACGAGATAGGTCAGCAGAAGCCTTGCCGGGTAACCCTTCGCAGGATTCTCAACCTAACCGAGTTCGTGTTCAAGCAAATTGGTTACCTACCCTACGACGGACCTGTTCCGGCAACGGACTCGGATTACCCGAACGAAGTCCCCCCGATTCCATCGGTCAAAGAACTCCCAGCGGTTGCAGGTCCTCCGGGTGAAACAGGTGCAACAGGTGCGCAGGGCGACCCCGGTCCAGCAGGTGCAGGGTTCACTCCGGGCGATGCGGAGGGCGACATCAAGTATTGGGATGGAGCCGATTGGGTCAACTTGGGAATAGGAAACGAAGGTCAGGTCTTGGAGGTTGTGTCGGGATTACCAGCATGGGCAGACAAATAAAAAACTATGGCAGTTACTAAAGAAATCGTCCTCGAAGTAGGAATTAAGGACTCAACCGCACAAGGCACGACGAGTGCGAAGCAGCGTCTGCGTGAACTCCAAAAGACGCTCATTGATATGTCTTTGGCCGGGCAAGAAGGCACGAAGGCTTTCAAGCAAATGGAGGCCGAAGCGGGGAAACTCAAAGACCAAATCGGGGACACCTCGCAGCGAATCAAGACCCTTGCAAGCGACACCGTAAGGATTGACACCGTTGTTTCAGCGGTGCAGGGTATAACGGCAGGGTTCCAAATCGCTCAAGGTGCAGCAGCGTTGTTTGGCTCCGAGAACGAGGATTTGCAGAAATCGTTGCTGAAGGTCCAAGGGGCCATGGCTCTTGCTACTGGAGTGCAGCAGGTTGCCAACCTGCTCAACAAGGATTCTATTCTAATCACCCAAGGCCAAGCAGCAGCGCAGGCCCTCTACGCAACGGCCGTCGGGGCAAGTACCGGGGCGATGAAGGCTTTCCGAATCGCTTTGCTTGCTACGGGTATCGGTGCGGCCATCGCAGCCGTAGGGCTTTTGGTCGCCAAGTGGGATGAACTGACGGCAGCGGTCCGCAGGTTCCTGAACCTACCCGACCCAGCCATCGCAGCCAAGGCGAGGGAGGACGCAGCCCTTCGTGAAGAAGCGGCCCTGTCCAATTACAGGGATGCATACGAAAAGCACACGGAGGCGCAGATTGAGGCCAATAAGAAGCGTGAGGCTGAAGATAAAAAGAACGCAGAGGCTCGCAGGTTAATGATGGAAGAGCAGGCTCGGTCAAGGGCTATCATGGACGAAACCGAAGTGATGCAAGCGAAGACAACCGCTGACGCTTTGGTGCAGATTACGGCTGACCAAAACTCCAAGCAGGATGCACTCAACATTCAGTCAATGCTGGCTGAAAGGGAGCGACGGAAAAAGTTCAACGATGACATGAAGGCCAACGAACTTGCCTTGGCCGAGTTCAAAAAGCAAGTAACGGTTGACTCATTGCAATCCGTTCAAAGCATCTTGCAGTCCTTTGGCAATGAAAGCAAGGGACTTGCTCTTGCTGCCTTGGCCTTGGAGAAAGGTCTTGCTATTGCCAATGTCATCGTCAACCTGCAAAAAGAGATGGCAGCGAATGCGGTCATGGCAGCAGCAAACCCGGCCAATGCTATAACCGCAGGAGCAGCAGGGGTCGCACAACTCAAGGCCTACAACACGCTTTCAAAGATTCGTGCAGGGCTACGCATCGCAGCGATTACCGCTGCTGGCATCCAAGGAGCCAAAGCCATTACAGGCGGAGGGGATAGCGGTGGTGTTCCAGCAGGAGCAGCAGGTGGTGGCGCACCGGGTGCAGCAGCAGCCCCGTCAATCTTCGCAAACCCGAACGTTACCGACCTGTCTGGATTCGGTCAAGGCCAAGGTCAAGGTTCATCCCCAATGCGAGCCTATGTCGTTGAGAGGGACATCACCCAAAGCACTCGCAGGGTTCGGAGGTTGGAGGAATTTGCAACTCTTGGAGCCTAAACACATTTACCACTATGGAACTACCCATTTATAGGATGACCGTGGACGAGGTGGATGAAGGGGTCCAATTCGTGGCCCTGACCGATATGCCGGCAATCGAAAGGCCATTCCAAGCCTTCAGCAAAGCCAAGCAGAAGTTCACCGAAACAGGCGAGCGCAGGGTCCTCACGGGTCCTCTCATGCTTGCAGACACTCCCATCTTTCGCAAGGACGAAACCTACGGGGAGTACTACGTCGTGTTTGACAAAGCGACCATCCGCAAGATAGTCCAAAAGTATTTCAAGCAAGGCAACCAGCACAACGTCAACGCTTACCACAACGCAGAACTGGATGGCGTGTTCATGTTCGAGAGTTACATCACCGACTCCGAGCGTGGTATCATGCCACCGAAAGGATACGAGGACACACCCGACGGTTCTTGGTTCGGGTCCTTCAAGGTCGAGAACGACGAAGTGTGGGACAACCGCAACCTGTTCAGGGGTTTCTCCGTTGAAGGGCTTTTTGGGATGGACAAAACCGAATCCGAAATGGAGGTCGCACTCGCTGGCCTCGCTGACGAATTAACCGCTTTTTTGCAACAATTAACCCCCACCTACAAATCCCACTAACTATGAACCTGAAAAACGCAATCGAATCCCTGCGAAGTGAACTCCGCAAATTCAGCACCCAAAAGCAGTCCTTTGCTGACTACAAGTTGACCGATGGCACGGTTGTCCGTGTGGATGGCGACCTCGTTGCAGGTACTGCCGTTTACGTCGTTGCCGAGGACGGTACTCTCCCTGCACCCGATGGCGAGCATGTTGTCGAAGGCGTTGGTACTATCAAGACCGAAGGAGGCAAAATCGTTGAGGTTATCGCTGCCGAAGTAGCAACCCCGGTCATCGAGCCGTTGCCCGTTGCTGCTGAAATCACTCCCGAAGTGGCCGTTGAGGTTACCGAAGAAATCAAGGAAGCCTATCCTGCCATGACCCCCGAAGTTGTTGAGGCCATCGTCGCCAAGCACCTTGGAGCCATCATGGAAGAACTCAAGGCAGCCTATGCCGAGATGGGCAAGATGAAGGAGAAAATGTCTGCCTTCGCAAGCCAAGTTGAAACCATGGCCGACATCGTCGAAAAGGTTTCCGAACTCCCAGCCGAGGCCCCTAAGGCCAGCGGTTCCGCAATCGTTGAGCAACGCAAGGCCCAAGCCTCGCAGAACTTCAACGCTCTCGCACAAGCACTTCAATCACTCAAAAAAAACTAAACCCCTAAACCCCCATTAACAATGGCATATTCGTTCACAGGATTAACCTCCTACACCGACCAAGAGAGGCTCCCTCTCATCACCAAGGCCGTGTTCTCGGCCCGTTCAGCAGCCCTGTTCACCAAGCAGGTGGGCATCAAGTTCGCTGCTGCCCTCAACCTTATGGACACCGATGCACAATTGCAGAGCGGTGATGCTTGCGGTTACACCACTTCAGGAACGACTGCCTTCACCCAGCGGAATATCACCGTTGGACGCATGAAGGTGCAGGAAACCTTGTGTCCTCGCTCTTTGGAACAATACTGGATGCAGACCCAGTTGACCGCTGGCTCTAACTACGAGAGTGTTCCCTTCGAGCAGGCATTCAGCGAGCAGAAGGCTCTCCGTATCGCAGAGGCTTTGGAGAATGCAATTTGGAAGGGCAACACTTATTTCAGCGGTGTCAACCAGTTGTTGAACGCTGCTTCGGGTTCTACCATCAGCGGTAACACAGGAGCGGTTTCTGCGTCCGTTGGTATCACCACAGGCAACGCAATCGCCATCTTTGACGGCATCTACAACCAAATCCCACAGGCCATCTTGACCAAGACTGACCTCGTGATCTTCTGTGGTTGGGACAACTTCCGCACGTTGCTTGGTGCGTTCAAATCAACCGCTAACGTCCTGTACAACCAAGTTGACTTGGCTGGCCTTGCTGACGGGGACATCATGTATCCCGGCAC